TAGCGTACCTAGTTAATGGCAGAAGTCACAGTACATAATATGCCTTCTGTTTTCGTTATGGAAACAGAGATGCCTATAAGTATGGTGAATGACCTAAACGATTACCTTGATGAATATAAGGAAGACCAAGATAAGAAATCATTAGCTGATACTTTAGTAGGGCAAATATCTCAGGGCGAACAATTACTGATGGATAATGATGACTCTAGATTAAAAGAGTATTCTGAGTTTATATGCAGTTTAGGTGCTGATTACATAAACTTTTTTAGCAATAATACAGGTTCTCGCCTTTCTTCTCCCAAGGCAGTAGCCATCGATGAAACATGGTCGGTACATAGTTATGAAGGCGACTATAATCCAATTCACGATCATGGGACAAAAACCATAATGGGTATCTCTACTACTGGTTGGACAAAAGTACCTCAACAAATATTAGACCAGCCTGTAGCTGGGTCGCCAAACTACTCCTTATATAATACATCTGGCGATTGCGATGGCTACATTGCTTTTAATTATGGTAGAAACGAACTAATGAATACAGAAAGACTAAGACCACCTCAGTCTTTTGTTATGAAACCAGAAGTAGGAAAACTATTGGTATTTCCTTCTTGGTTACAACACATGGTATATCCATTCAAAGGTGAGGGCGAAAGAAGGACAGTAGCATCTAACCTTAATTGTTGGAATGTTCCAGATGTGGCTGATCAATTAAAAGAATCTTGGGAAGTTTCAGAAGAATCATTAACAACGGAGAAAAAAGATGTTAGAAATAATTGAATGGTTAATTAGATTAGCACTCGCTGTACCTTATATAGTAATGGCTGCTTCTCTTATAACGGCCCTTACCCCCACACCAGCTGATGATGCTATAGTCGGTAAACTTTATCGCATAATAGAATGGTGTGCTTTAGTAATTGGCAAAGCCAAGGAGAAATAACATGAGTTTTTGGAAAAAAATGATTGACGCCATAACTGGTACGGAAAGAAAAACCGTAAGAGCTAGAGATGAGGATGGTAAATTTGTAGCTGACGATAAATCTACCCCAGATGTCAACGAAGCCTACGAAGAAGTAAGAGTCAAGAAAGAAAATACATAATGCCTGATATAAACAGATCAATGGCCAAAATTGAGGCACATGAGCGTGAGTGTACGATTCGCTACGAAAACATAGAGAGAAGATTAGAGGACGGATCCAAACGCTTTGACAGACTAGAAGCTATGCTCTGGGCAGTTTATCCTTTTATTGTAGGTGCAATCGTATTAGCTGAGTTTGTATGAACGATCAAAGCAGATTTAGCGGAGACATGGATCGTAATGAGGTCGAAATGGATCTCAATAAATTCATGGATATGATTAAAGAAATATCTGATCTTAAAGATAAAATTAGAGATTTAGAATCGGATGTCAATGTCAATCCTCATCAAAGATGGATTCATCTAGCAAAAGCCGTTGACTCTTGGAGAATATTCCCAAGAGCCTTTCTTACCGTATACATAATTTTATTATATAAATGCACTATTTGGTTTATGGAACTGCCTGAACCTTCATTTGAACAGTCTGGTCTTATTTCTATTGTAGTTGGAGCTGGTGCAGCCTGGTTTGGACTGTATGCTGGTACAACTGGTAGCAGCAAACAATTTAAAGGCGAAGATAGTTAGTGGAGGTTTTTGACCTTATAGCAGAAGTAGGGTTACCCATAGCCAGTGGTCTAATTATGGGTTTTTTCATATTCATTGTTATGAAACAAATGATGGATGGTCTTGTAGATGAAATCAATACCGTACAAGGCATATCTAAAATGTTAATAACTAGAGCCTCTATAATGAACAACGATATGATTCGTATAGATGTAAGTGTCTCTAGTGCGCTAAATTTAGCACCAGATTTAGATAGAATAGCTAGAGCAGAAAACTTTGTAGAAGACGGAAAGATAGACGCTAGAAGAGATTAATGGACATAGCACAACTGATAACAGACTTTGGGTTCCCTGTTGTCATGGTAGTTGGATTAGGTTATTTTGTTTACTTTGTCTGGCAAACGATAACCAATAGTATAGATCCGTCTGTTCAGGAAATGAAAACTACTATTATTCGTTTGACCGATCAGTTACGATTGTTAGATCAAGATATGATAAGGTTACAACAAAAGGTCAACACTGTTTTGGAAATAAAAGAAAACGAGGGGAGAGATGAAACAGCAGAACCAAAAAATAAAAAGCAAGAAGGAATTAGAAGAGTCGATTAAACAACAACAGGATAGACGAAATGGATAGGGAAGAAAAAATTATAGTTATGATTATCATTGCTATGATGAGCCTTTTTCTTTTAGTAAGTGTAGTCAATGCTGATGAAATGACGCACAAGTTTAAGAACCCTAGCTTTTCAGGAGTTGGTACATCTAGTCATTATCTAACTATTGAAAACCAAGAGTTCAATAGAAAAGAAGCTATACGCGAAGAGATACAAGCTTATGTAGAAGACTTAGAAAGAGAGGCTGATAATACTACACTTGCTAGATTTATTCGTAACTTAGAAAGTAGAATATACGCACAACTAAGCAGACAATTAGTTGATAGTTTGTTTGGTGAAACTGCATCCGATTTTGGAGTGCTAGAATTAGAAGGCAATACTATAGAATATAGGGTAGAAGACGACAAAGTAACTTTGATAATTACAGATGAAGAAGGCAACACAACAGAAATTACCGTACCTCTTGGTTCTTTTACTTTCTAGTTGTGCATTAGTAGTAGATCCTTTATATAACGGTATACCGCCAATACGAAGTATTGAATCAGCAGAGGTAGGAGCTTTGCTCACCAATCTAGCAGAAGCCCCACTGCCTTTAAAAAAACCTGTAGTAGCGGTTTATCCAAACTCTTTTAAAGATGATACAGGTCAACGCAGATCAAACAGTCAATATGCAAGTTTTAGTACCGCAATCACCCAGGCTCCTGACGCATATCTTATCAGGGCTTTAAAACACTCTAATGTGTTTGACGTGGTAGAACGCAAAGGATTGGACAATCTTACTAAAGAACGACAAATAATAAGAACAACAAGAGAAAACTTTGATGAAAAACAAAAGGTAAAGCCTTTATTATTTGCTGGATTATTGATGGAGGGTGGTGTTGTAGGCTACGAGACTAATATGAAATCTGGAGGAGCTGGTGCAAGATACTTAGGTATAGGCGCATCAAAAGAATACAGACAGGACTCAGTGACCATATCTTTGCGGACAGTATCAGTGAGTACAGGTAAAATTTTAATCGAAGTCTTAGTAACTAAGTCAATATTAAGTGCATCTGTATCTTCTGATGTGTTCAGATTTTATGCAAATAATACCGAATTAGTTGAAATAGAGAGCGGTATAGTAGAAAATGAGTCAATAAATATTGCTTTACAGATGGCTATCGAGACAGCTGTTTTACAAACAATAGAGGAAGGATATGAACGAGGATACTGGAAAACAAGTTCTTGAACTTTTAAGGGCGATTGTAGTTGGCTTCGGTACGTTAATTTTATCGTTGCATTTGATAAGTGCAGACAATGAAATTTTTATAGACCAGTCAGGTGCCACATCAAATTTAGATATAGAACAGGTTGGAGGTAGCGGCAACATCATAGGAGGAGCTGACGCTACGGCGGGTAGTATGACCGCCCTAGATATTGACGGTACAACTATGACTTTGGATGTTTTACAAAAAGGTAATACAAATAAATTCTTAGGGGATATATGGGCAGATAACTATACAGGCTACTTCTCATTTATTGGTGACACCAACACATTCAATATGTCTACAGATGAAACCAACGCGACTGGAGCTGATGGTTCTAACGTAAACGTACAAGTGACAGGTAATACAAACACTATGACTCTAAATCATGCTATGGCAGCTTTGGCGGCTAACCTTGATCTAGATTGGACTATACAAGGCGATACCAATAATATTACTGCATCTATAGATGTTGATGGTGCTACTAACTATATGAATATTGACGGTAACGACAACATTGTTACTTATGATGGCGATGGGTATGCGGGAGGATATTTTCACCTTACACACGTTGGAGGAAGCAGAACTTTTAACATAGATCAGGAATCTACATCCGATAATGACTGGCTCAAGATTACATCTGCTGGCTCTAGCGGTACTGTCTGTGTTACTCAGTCAGACGCAACTACTTCATTCGTCTGTTGAGATAGGCTCTATTTCAGAAGTTAGAGGCAACGCACAAGTCCTAAGAGATAAGGCTTACGGAGCTGAATTACAGTTTGATATACAACAAATGGATGATGTCCGCACTGAAGCGGGCAGGGTTGCAATAACATTTGAAGATTCTTCTACAGTAAAACTGACAGAACACTCTAAGCTTGTCATAGACGAATACATCTACGACCCAGACCCTTCTAAGTCAAAAATGGCTTTGAAGTTTGCTAGTGGTACAGCAAGGTTTATTACAGGTAAATTCAACAACAAGAGCAATATATCTATACGTACGCCTACAGCTGATATAGCAATAAGAGGTACAGATTTCACCTGTACAGTAGATGAATTGGGCAGATCGCTTGTAATACTTTTACCTGATGAAAACGGTATATCAAGTGGTGAAATCATAGTATCTACTGCTATGGGTAGCGTCACTTTAAACAAACCATACCAAGCAACAACCGTATCTGTATATGAAAACAATCCTACTAAGCCTGTAACTTTAGATATATCGCTAGATTTAATTGATAATATGCTAATTGTTAATCCACCAGAAGAAACAGAAAGACAAAGAGAAGAGACGCAATCAAAAACGACAGTAGATTATTTGGAGTTTGATGATCTTGATATTGATTTTTTAAATGAAGATTTTCTTGATGCTGAAGCTGATCTTGAATTTACAGAATTAGATATAAATTATTTAGACGTAAATTTTCTTGAGGATTTACTTAATGTTATAGATGCTTTAGCAATATCAAAAGAAGAAGATCAGTTAAAACAAGGCGGTGTAGGCATACGTATTACTGGTACAGATATAGGCCAAGACAAAGACACACAGATTACCACTATAGTATCAGGCCAAAACATAAGTATGATTAGATCTGTAAGTCAAAGTGCAAGGCTGTCATTAGATGGCTCTCAAAGCTATACTATTATTTTAGTACAAGACGGAGTAACAAACACAGTAAAAGTAAATGGTGGTTCGTCTACTACTATAACTATCAAACAAGGGTCTGGATGAAAAAAACTATTATATTTTTAAGTTTATTTACAGCACTTGGATCTGTTTATTATTTTCAACCTGTAGCCTACGAAATACTAAAATTGAAAACTTTTGATAGTTTCATACAAGAAAAAGAAGAATCAGGTAATTTTGTAGTCTTAAATATAACAGAAGAAGACATAGCCAATGAGGGTGGCTATCCTTTATCTAGGCAAACATTAGCACAAATACATATCAATTTATTAAGACAAGGAGCTATGGGCGTAGGTTGGGTCATGGCTTTTCCACAACCTGATAGGTTTGGTGGTGACTTTGAGTTTACTGAAGCTTTAAAATTTTCTCCAAGTGTTTTGGCTATGTTTGAAGGTAAAGGTGAGTATCCGCCTACATCTGGCACTGTCATTTTAGGACCAGAAGATACTGGTGGCATGATGGCTACAGGTGTAATACAAAACATAGATGTATTGAAATATAACGCTAGTCAAGGTATAGCAGTTGCTCGGACAGATGCTGATAATTTAATACGTAGGCTGCCCTTACTTATGCGTACTCCTGATGGTTGGGTATCTTCATACGGTACAGAAGTTCTTAAAGTTTTGGCTGGAGCAGATACCTACGTTATAAAAACAAATGATAATGGTGTAGAAGAGGTAAGAGTAAAAGGATTGCCTCCAGTAAAAACAGATAGTCTTGGACGTAAGTGGATTTCTTGGGTTGTTCCACGTGAAACATCTTTAGCAGAGATGGATGTAGAAAATAAATTTGTATTTGTTGGGTTTACTGCGAAAGGTATTATGCCTCAACTAGCTACACCAGTAGGTTTGTTAGAACCACATAAAATACAAGCAGCGCTTGCTGAATCTATACTTATACAAGATAGTCCGTACATACCTGACTACGCACTGGCTCTAGAGTTACTAATATTTTTGTTCTCTTTAGTTTTTGTTTGGCTTGTATTGAATGTTTTTGGTATCACATGGGGTGTATCATTTTTTGCTGTGGTGTTTGTGTCTACAGCTTTCTATGGGGTTTTTACAATACAAAAAGGTATTTTAATAGACGTTTCTTGGGCTTTAGTCTCACAATTTATTACGGCCACAGTAGCTTTCTATATACGTTTTAGAGAACAATACAAGTTGAGACAGCAAATAAAGAAACAGTTTGAACATTACCTGGATAAACGTCAGGTCGCTATTTTGCAGAAATCACCCGAAAAGCTAAAACTAGGTGGAGAAAAACGATATGCCACTTTCTTGTTTACGGATGTACGTGGATTCACTGCTCTATCTGAAACATTAGAGCCTGAACAAGTCACCTATATAATGAATAAAGCCCTGACAGCACAACAAAAGGCAGTACAAAAAAACGGCGGTATGGTAGATAAGTATATTGGCGATGCGATGATGGCTATATTTGGCGCACCTTTGGATTTAGAAAATCACGAAAATAAAGCTATAGATTGTGCTTTGGACATACAAAAAAATATGGCAGACCTCAATATAGAATTAGTTGAACAAGGTATAGATCCAGTAGCAATAGGAATAGGAATCAACAGCTCTTATGCGGTTATCGGTAACTGTGGAAGTGAAACTAGATTTGATTACACCGCAATAGGAGATGGTGTGAATGTGGCAGCTAGACTAGAAAGCGGAACCAAAGAAGCAGGTAGAGATTTGTTAATTGGTTACAACACTGCCATAAAAAGCGATTATAAGTTAGAATTATTAGAGCCTTTGAAAGTTAAAGGTAAAGAAAAGCCATTGGAAGTATATACATGGGATTTAAGCTAAGTTTAATTTTAGGTGGACTGTTAGTAGTAACAGTCGCAGGATCGGCTTGGTATATAGATTATCAAGCAGACCAAATCACTACCCTCAAAGGTAATCAGATAGTTCTAGAAACAGAAATACAAAAACAAAACGATGCAATAGAAAAACATCTAGAACAAGCAAAGCAACAACAAAAACAAATGAATACACTTGCCGCAGAGAATAAAAAAGCTATGGAAAATGTAAACAAACTACGGAAAACATTTGCAAATTTAGATTTAGATGAATCTGCTTTAGCCAATCCAGAAGACATGCAAAGGAGAATAAATAGAGGTTCAGCGAGAGTTATGGCTGAATTAGAGAGATTAAGTAACCCAGAAAAATCAGATGAAAAATCTAACACTAATTAGTTTGTCAATTTTGCTTGCTAGTTGTTCTACTTTTCAACAAGCCATCAAACCTGTACAAGTCAAAACTATAGCCGAAAGATCACCCATATATCATCCACCGTTACCTTATCCAATGAGCCTTTCAAATGTGGATTGGGAGGTCTTGACACCAACAACAATGCAAGAATATTTAGATAGTTTATCAGCAGGAAACGCACCACCAAGAGCCTTTTACTCTTTATCAGCTAGAGAGTATGAAAATTTATCCATGGATATCGCAGAAATAACTAGATACACAAAAGATATACTGGCTATTATCAAATACTATAGAGAGTTAGATAAGCCAGAGGGAGAAGAAGATGAGTAAGACCCCAGATGAATTTGTTTATAGAGCTACGCTCGATCGTATTGTAGATGGTGACACATTTGATTGCATCTTAGACCTTGGTTTTGATGTAAAACTTCATAAACAAAGAGTTAGGCTCGCTGGTATTGACACACCAGAATCTAGAACAAGAAATTTAAAAGAAAAGGCTTTAGGTTTAAAAGCTAAAGAAAGATTAAAAGAACTTTGCGAAGGCACGTTTAGAATAAAATCTTTAGGCAAAGGTAAATATGGCAGAATTTTGGGCGTTCCTTATACAGCAGATGGCGAAGATGTTTGCCAAAAACTTATTAAAGAAGGCCACGCTGTTGAATACTGGGGCGGAACAAAAACTGGACACGTCAAAAAAGACGGGACTTGGGGCGAATAAAATGAAAATATCTGAAGAAGGCATATCTTTAATAAAACACTTTGAGGGATGTGGTCTAGAGGCATACCAAGACTCGGTAGGTATTTGGACAATCGGATACGGTACCATTAAGGGTGTCAAAGAAGGCGACCAAATAAATCAAGACGAAGCAGAGCATTTACTACAGGAAGAAATGCCTGAATATGAAGGTTACATAAACGAAATGGTAGATGTCCCTTTAGAGCAAAACCAATTTGACGCGCTTTGTTCTTGGGTGTTTAATCTTGGACCAAACAATTTAAAATCTTCTACATTATTAAAAGTTTTAAATGAAAGCAGATATGACGAAGTTCCAGAACAAATAGTTAGATGGAATAAAGCTGGAGGACAAGTTTTACAAGGTTTAGTAAAGCGAAGACAGGCTGAAGCTGATATGTTCGAAGGAAAAAAATGGGAGAAAGTATAGATGCCATATTCTAAAGTACAATTCAGACCAGGTATATACAGAGAAGGTACAGCGTACAGCAACGAGGGGGGATGGTTTGATTGCAATCTAATAAGGTTCAGAGAGGGCAGGGTTGAAAAATTTGGCGGTTGGCGAAAGTTGACTGACAGCACTTACCTAGGAACAGCACGTGCTTTACATAATTGGATTTCATTAGATGGGAATAAGTTTTTAGGTGTTGGAACACATCTTAAATATTATATAAAAGATGGCACAGCTTATTCAGATGTAACGCCAATACGTAAAACGACAACAAATGCAGCTACTTTTGCTGCTACTAATGGATCTTCTACTATCACTGTAACTGATAATAGTCACGGAGCCGTAAACGGTGACTTTGTAACTTTTTCTAGCGCAGTTTCTCTAGGAGGAAATGTGATTGCTTCTGTTTTAAATCAAGAGTACCAGATTGATTTAGTAACTGGTACCAACACTTACACCATAACAGCAAAAGACACTTCAGGTACAACGGTAACTGCTAACTCAAGTGATTCTGGCAACGGTGGTTCTTCTACGGATGCTGTTTACCAAATTAATACAGGCTTAGATGTATATGTGCAATCTACAGGTTGGGGCGTAGGCACTTGGGGGGCTAGTGGTTGGGGTAGTGCAACTTCATTAGGTGGCAACAACCAATTAAGACTTTGGACACATGATAATTTTGGTGAGAATCTTATTATGAATACAAGAGGTGGCGGTATTTATCGTTGGGTTGAAAACGATGGTGTAGGTACAAGAGCGGTTGAACTATCAAGTGTGTCAGGTGCTAATCTAGTTCCTACTGTTGGTCTACAAGTTTTGACATCTGAAGTTGATAGACATCTTATAGTTTTAGGCGCTGACCCAATATCAGGTAGCAGCAGGAGCGGATCAATAGACCCTATGCTTGTAGCATTTTCAGATCAAGAAAATGAGTTGGATTTTGAACCATTAATCACTAATACTGCTGGATCTTTACGATTATCATCAGGCTCAAGTATTGTAGGTGGTGTTAAGGCAAGACAAGAAATCGTTATATTTACAGATACTTCTGTTTACTCTATGCAATTTGTAGGTTCGCCTTTGACTTTTGCTTTGAACTTAATAAACGAAGCATCAGGTTTGATTGCACCAAAAGCTGCTATAACTTCTTCTACTGGTGTGTACTACATGAGTTATAACAATTTTTACCTTTACAACGGAACGGTACAAGAATTACCTTGCAGCGTACACAACTATGTTTTTGGTGACATAAATCAAGATCAAGCTTTCAAAATACAAGCTTTTACAAACAGCGAACACAATGAAGTAGGTTGGTTTTACCCATCTTCGTCTAGTTCAGAAATAGATAGATACGTCATTTACAATACACAACAAAAAGTTTGGTACTATGGACAGCTCGTAAGAACTGTCTGGTTAGATGCTGGTGTTGAGCCTTATCCACAGGCCACTGATGGTGGTGTTCTATATCAACACGAAATCGGTTTTGACAACGATGGTAGTGAGATGACAAATGTTTTTGTAGAGTCTAGCGATTTTGATATAGGAGATGGAGATCGTTTTACCCAAATATCTGCACTTATACCCGATATTAAATTTATAGAAGATGCTAACGCTGGCTCCTTAAACGTGGTTACAAAGGTACGAAACTTTCCAGGTGATTCTCTAACGACTGATTCTACCTCTGAAATATCATCATCTACCCAAAAAATAAATCTTAGAGCTAGGGGCAGACAGGCTGTTGTACGGTTTGAATCAAATGATGATGCTTCTAATAATGGTAATCTTTCAATCGGTTGGCGTTTGGGTGATACAAGAATGGATGTTAAAACCGATGGTAGAAGATGAGCAAATTATTAGAGACAAGACTGCCTACGGAGTTACAACCTTCTGTAAGTAAAGAAACCTTCAACAGACTTACAAGAATATTAGAACTTAATTTAGGAACATTTGATCCTGACTCTACGCCACAATTTAACGATACAGAACTTGGTTCTTTAAAATTTAACCAAGGTGATGTAGTATGGAATACATCTATTGGGGTCTTGCAAGTATATACAGGAAACAAATGGATACAGCTTCATACACCTAAGAATCCAAAGGGTTTTGAACTGCAATCAGAACTAGGTTCTGTAACTGTCAGAAACAACGGAGCGACAAGTATTGAGATTTGATATGCAGGCTGTAGATACTACAAATACCTCGTATGAAGTAAAAAATTTACTTCTAACTCAGCCGTCTGATTGGTTTATAGAAGACAAAACTTTTCAAGCCGTAAAAGAATCCCAACTGGATATTGTCCGTTTTTTAAAATCCAAAGGTCAAGAAAACCTAGACAACTTACCCTTACATTCCGTAATAAACGAACCAATTAAAGATGTTTATACAGCACCTATATTCTCAGAAACATTTTGCGATATATTCAAAGACGAACTAGATAACATCAAAAAATATTTTAACTTTGAGCCTAATACAGACGAAGACAAACTAAGACAGATACCCGAGATAGTTTTACAAGATCATATACCTGATTTGTATTTGTCTTTGATGAATGTCGTCAGCAGTATATTCAACCCAATATTTATGGGTCTTTGGGGTAGGGTCGTTACAGATGGTGGCGTACAAATAGCCAATTACAATATCAAAGACAAACAACAAGGCGCGTGGCACCACGACGCCAGCGCAGATATAAGCGTGGTTGTACCTCTAAATACAGGTGAATACGAGGGTGGTGGTACAGAATTTCAAGGCAGAGGCATCGTTGAACCGCTTCCTACAGGTAGCGCTTTGATGTTTCCAAGCTTTACTCACATGCACCGAGGACTGCCCGTACAGTCAGGAGATCGTTATTTATTGGTCTTTTGGTTGTTATCTCGTCCTTGTTGGGAGGATAAAAAAACTTATTTAGAAATGAATTTTATTTAACAAAACGACTAAAAACAGTAGAATTGAAAGCAAATGGATAGAATAAATAGATCTGGGACAGGAATAGCAAGTTTAGGTAGAGACGAGGATCAGTTTCTAGCGCACGTTGCTTTGGGCGAACGTGTCGTACCACCTGTCATATCAGCCGCAACTCAAGCACGTATAAACCAAGAGATGAGGGCAGCTGGCCTTGATCCGAACGAATACGCTGTTGGATCTGGCATGTCCATCAACCCGATAACAGGACTACCTGAGTTTGGGTTTTTCAAAAAAGCTTTTAAATCAATCAAGAAGGTAGCTAAACCAATAGCACAAGTAGCGCAGTTTATACCTGGCCCTTGGCAAGCACCCGCTGCTCTTATAGCAAAAACAAGCACCGTAGTTGACGTAGCTAGAGGGAAAGCCAGTCCTTTACAGTTACTTACATTAGGCAAAGGTGGGGGTGGTCTAGAAAGCTTAACTGGAGGTAAAGGTAATATTTTAAGTAACATATTTAAAGGAACTCCAGGGATAAATCCGAGTGCTGGTGGCGGTCTTGGAGATTTATTGGGCAGAGCTAAAGAATTTATATTGCCTGGAGCCGATAAAAAAGGATTATTTAAAAATGTACTTGGTGGCATAGGTAGTTTGGTTGGAGGCATGGGTGCAGGACAACAAGATGAATACACTCCTATAATGGATCAAAACGGAAATGTAATTGGTTATAGAAATGAAAATACGATGCAAGATATTTCATTGGATCAATATAATCAAATGATGTCTTCAAAACCACAATTCAGCGGATTATTTGGACCTGATAGTGTTGCAGATAAATTATTCAACGTAGATCCGAATAAAGGTACTGGTCCTTTAAGTTTCCTTGGTAAAGGGGCGCAACAAGGCGCAGACTTCTTGGGCGGTCTTGGTGGCGGTGGTTTTGGCGGCGGTCTAGCCTCTGCTGGTCTTGGTGGATTCTTAGGCAAACTAGCTTACGACGCAGCCAAAGATAGAGCAGGCGGTCTTGCTGTTACACCTCAAGTCAGTATGGATGCTTTGGGCAGATACCAACTTGCTTCTGATTTAGGAACTGGCGGTACTAGGGGTGAGTTTGGATTAGCACCTAAACCTGCGGTTCTAGATGTAGCTGGTATGGGCAGACAACCCTTTGCAGA